CGGGCCGTCTGCTTGTAACGTCGGTGCGTCTTGGAGACCTCGCGCCCGGCCTTTGAGCAGGCGGCCGCTCCGAATGTAGGTTCGGGTTCTGCGGGCGACTTACGTCGCGCCATTGGCGTCGGGTGGAAGTCTCTGAAACTCTCGCGCATTCCTCAGCCCTCTGTCGCTGCTGTGAGGCAGGTTAAGGTGAATCCACAGGCTTTTCCTGGCGTTGTCTCTTCCCGTGTCGGTCGCAACCGGAAGGAAGTGTTCGCTGCCTGTGCTGAGGTTGCTGCCGACTCCTATGTCGAGGCGTGCGGGTCTTTCGTGCCCGATGTCTCGCTGTGGTCGTGTGGTGGTCGGGGGAAGTACAGTATGGGTGCTGTTCCCGGGACTCCTCTGAAGTCCCGGCTGGTACTCATGCCGGAAACCCCCTCCACCCTCGTTGAGTCGGCCTTCTCTCAGCCTCTCACGGACATGTTCTCGAAGGTAGGCGGTGATGTGATGATCGGGTCGAAGTTCTCGTCTCAGGGCTACATGCGCTTGCTTGATCGTTTCTCCGGATTCAGTCATTGCAAGGCGTATGACTGGTCGGGCTTTGACTCGCGGGTGCGCGAGGATATGATCGTTGCCGCGTTCGGTATCATGCGGGCTTGTTTCTTCGGGAACGACTCCGAGCTTGATAACGTGTTTCTACGTTTCATATCGCACTTCCTCGTTAAGAGGGTCGTCACTCCGGGAGGGTGGCTGTATACGCTGGCGAAGGGGGTACCCTCCGGCTCGCCTTTTACGTCGCTTGTCGACTCTTTGGTGAACTGGATGGTACTTGTAGACCTGGAGGTCTGCATGGGGGGCCCTGGGGCCCCTAACCGCAACCGGCGAGCCGTATATGGTGACGACTTTGTGCAGGGTTACGCTTCCGACCCGTTTGAGCGCGGTGCCTTCATCGGCCTCGCGCTCTCGCGGTGGGGGTTCGTAGCCAAGCCTGGGTCGGCTAATGAGGGGTCCTTCTCTACGACGGACACTCGTACCTCCCTCCCGTTCCTGTCCTACCGTTTTCCGCTGGGGCTACCGGCGCGGCCGGTAGAGGATGCTCTACAGCTGGCGCTCGTCCCTTATAAGGCGCGCGTCTCTCTGTCGGGGCAGTTCTCGCGTGGTATGTACCTGGACCACT